GACAGCGTGCAAAAAGGGGAAGCTCAGGGAGCTTTCTCTTACGTGCTCAAGCAGAGGTTCCCGATCGAAGGATGGATAGACATACCAATAGGCGCCGACAAGCTGACCGCGCAAGGAGGCATGGCCGAGCTAGCCGGCAAGGGAGTGATCGTCCACGATCCCAAGCTGTTCCAGATGTTCGCGCGTGAGTCCGCCACCATGTTCCACACGGCTCAGAAAATGGATGAACGCTACGACTCGTTCGGATGGAAAAACAACAGCACGGAGTTTCTCTATGGCAAGCGGCTCTACGATGGGAGCGGCATTAGAGACGTTACGGGGTCTCCTGAGATCGAGACACGCAGTCAGTGGCTCGTTCCGGCTCGAATGGGAAAGCTCGACGACTGGAGCCAAGCGGCCAGTGCTCTCTTTGCGGCTGGATGCGAGCCGCAATCTTTCGCTCTCTTATGTGGATTTGCGGCGCCCCTTATGCGATTTCACTCCTCCCACGAGGGAGGAGCCATCGTATCGCTCGTGTCCCGAGGATCAGGAACTGGTAAGACAACTGCTCTTACAGCTATCGCGAGTATATGGGGTGAAGATAGAGGGCTCGCCCTCACCAATATTGACACTAAAGTCAGTAAGGGACTCACTCTCGGAGCTCTCGGCAATCTTCCCGTCATCTTCGACGAGCTCGACGCCCACGATCCCGTCCTCCTAAGGGAGTTCGTGGTTATGTTCACCAATGGTCGCGACAAGATGCGCGCCGACCAGGGTGGGCAAAAGATACACCACACGCAGTCGTCCTGGCAGACAATCCTGGTGGCAGCCTGCAATCGCTCCCTGGTCGACACCCTCGACGCCCAGGGGGACACCGAGGCGCCCGGCTTGCGCATTTTGGAATTCGAGGCAACGTTGCCAAAGGAGATCAAGCATGTCCACGGAGACAAGCTCAAACGAGCGCTCGAAGCGAGCGCAGGACATGCCGGAGACGCATACTTACGATATCTCGTTAACCCTGAAGTTATGTCATTTATGCGCCGAGCAATTCCGCAATGGACTGAAGAAATATGGCACAACACGAAACTTTCTAGCGAACACCGATTTTGGGTGCGAACCTTGGGAGCTGTCGCGGCTGCGAGTCACGTGGTTCGAAGACTGGACCTGCTCGCATTTGACCCCCAGCGTATCATCGAGTGGGCCTGCAACGACCTCCAAAGACGAGCGACCGAGCGGGCCTATGTTAAGCTTACTGGACACATGGACATCAATGTGACGTTGCTCGGCCAGTTCCTCAACGAGCACGTCCCCGAGACCATCGTATGCAACATTTGGCCAGCACAACGGAACCGCAACGAGCAGGTATCCGTGCTGCGCGAGCCACGCGCCCGGCTGGTAGCTCGCATCGAAACGGTCGGCCAGCGAGTTCTCATCGATGTCATGGCGTTGCGCATATGGCTGGTCAAGCACGGCATGGCGGTTCATTACTTCGTCGGCGGCTTGCGCACGGCTGGCATCGTGACGGCGCAAAAGCCGATGAACCTGGGGCTTGGCACGAAATGGTCTAGCGCTCCCGTGCCGTGCATCGAGATCGACACCTCGTCGTCGGTTATGTCGGGGATCGCCAAAGAGGCCGTAGTGGCCGACCAGAATATACTGCCCATGAGGAAGCGATGATCATGCGTGCTATTGATGAAGTTGTAGCTCAAGCCGGAATGCGTATCGCCGGCTTGGACAGCCTCCTCAAGGACTGGCCCGGCTTGCCGCCGCAGGCTCCGGACCTTTATCGGCTCTATCGCCACATTCGTCACTGGCGACCCGAGTACGTGGTCGAGTATGGCTCTGGCTGCTCTACCCTCGTCATGGCAGCGGCGTTGCACGCCAATGGGCAAGGAAGACTGTTCACTTACGAAGCCAACTCCAAATGGCTCGTCAACACTTACGACCGCATCCCCAAGCACCTTCACAGGCTCGTATTGCTTCATCACGCGCCTGTATACGCCACGGAGTGGAAAGGGATCAGGTGCCACCGTTACGACAAAGAACCCCCCTGGCCGATCGATTTCATGTATCTCGATGGACCCGATCCCGCCGATGTCGAGGGGTGGGAGAACGGGCCGTTGGCGATTGACCCGGTGCTGTTCGAGGATAAATTCCGGCCAGGGTTCAGGCTTATCGTTGATGGCCGGGCATTGAACGTCAAGCTGTTAATGGAAGGTTTTAAGCGGAATTATACGATTAAGCACGATCGTGCTCGCAGGTTTAGCATGTTTATCTTAAATGAACCGCCAATTCTATAGGAGAAAACAAAAATGACCTTTCATAAAGTCATGACCTATGCGGAGCTTAAGCACAGGATAGAGATGTTCCTATTGTATAACGCACCGGAATTTACGGCCACGCAGATAATCCAGCTATCAGAAAAGCTGGCTGAATTCATAATGGAGCTACGAGCTGCGGATTCACCCGCTTCGCCTCTGCAATCGCCTCCAGAAGCCTAGGCAACACGTCGAGCTTGCGGGCTTTCAGCCGGTTCTCGTCCACCCGGGTTTGCGTGAGAAGCACACGATCGAGCACGCGAAGCTTGGCGCGCAGCCACATGGGCGTCTCCTGCTCAGGCCGCCGATGGAGCGGGATGGACGCCACGTCGTAGGCATCGGCAAGAACGAGCCGGGTCAGCTCTTCGAGCTCTCCGGCGGCGTCGAAAATGCCATTCCGGTCGCGTAGCCGTGCTGCTGGATCAAGGGCAACTGCTTCGCCAGCCGGTTCCCGATGTCGGTACGATACATCGGGGAGTTGGGAAGCGTCAAACGTTCCAAGCGACGGTAAACGAGGTCCCGAGCTTGTTGCACTGTCTCCCCTTGCGCCGTCATCACCAGCACGTAGTCCCCCGCTGTTGCCGGCATGGGTTGCTGCACGATCCCGCTTGGCGTCTCGCACGGGCATTCGGCGACCATCATTTCGCACGGGTGGAGGTGCTTCCACGTGCTTGGCTTGATGCCGTAAATCGGAATTCCTACGACCTCTTTCCTCGTCGCGTGCGAGTAGGGATAGTCGGGCACGGATAGCACGACTCCGATCGCTATTCGGCCGTAGGAAAACGGCCTCGTGTCCTTCCCTGTTGCGATCCCGTGCAGCCATTCTATCGGGTCCTTGCCGTCAAGTAGCTCGATCTGGAGGTTGAACGCCGGCCAGCCTAAGCGAGTAGTGAACTCCAGCGGCCAGGGCGTTCCCTTCTCGTCGATGATGCAATTTACGTCTACGTCTCCTACGTAATTCATCTTCTTAAGCGTTTCCGACAACGGAATCAAGACCTTGCGGGCAAGCTTCGAGGTCCGCACGTAACGCAGCACCGTCCCCTGCTCACCGGTGGCCACGCCCATGTCGTCGTTCATGAGCTTCTTGAACTCGAAATTTTCCTCGAATCCCTCGTTGAACCCGTGCGGACCGTGCCACGCGGACACACCCATCTCGACGCCCGGAATGAACTCCTGGAGGATGAAAGGTCCTTTATTCTTTCCCAATTTTTTCCAACGTTCCAACATGAAAATCATGTCTGCTGGACCAGCCGAGCAATAGGAAAGCGCCTTGTCGGCGGTTCCATCGCCAGATGGCTTCGAGACGTACCTTCCCATCGTTTTTTTGACGAACGAGATAGCCGTGTCATAGTCCGTGAAAGTCCGGCCGACTGGAACGGGAATACCAGACTCCCGCAAGACCTTCTGCCCCAGCTCCCGATCGATCTCCCATTGCGCCATCTCCGGGCTTGCGGCGAGCACGAGCCCGCCTTCTTTGCGATGAGCTTCGAGGTAATGAAGATATTTCGTGTTGTCAGTGGCGATCGTGAGCTCGGACCAGCGCAGCCACGGGCGAGGATCATCCACGATGGGGACAAATCCTCTCCCTATAAATCTTTGCTTTTCGTCCTGAAAAACACAATACTTTACATCGTGCCCGTGCGCTTGCGCGCGAATTGCAAGGTCTAAGCCTGCTCCCATGGGATCGACAATGAGCACGCGCATGTGCTAGAGTCCTTCCAGTGGCAAGCGCGACCTCATTGAAGCGTTGAGGTGGTGGACGACCCTCGCGTGTGGCTGCGACCTTTCCGCGCTTGTCACTCCACGATCCCCTGATACAGCTTCTCGATCGGATCACGTGTGCGCTTCTCGCGAGTCTTGAGCTGTTTCTTCTGTATTTTCTTCACCACCTCCTTGCCGCGCACCGCACGCTCGGACACATTCTTCAAGCCCAGCGCCTGGTCGCGTAGCACCTCAGCAGTAGTTCTGCCCCCCTCGCCGCCGGTTGTCCCAAAGGTCTTGTAAGGCGATACCATTTCTCCGGCAAGATGGCCTGCCCTTTGGGCCGCCTGCTGGCCGAACGGCGCTGCCGGCTCGGAGATCGGCTTGCCGGTGAAAAAGTCACGATCGAACAATTGCTGTCCGATCTCCTTGGATATCGGGGCTGCTGTGATGATCCCGCCGATAAAGTCGGATAGTCGCTTTTCTCCTGTGCCAACCTCGTAAATTCCTTGCGGAATGGTGGCAGCGCCACGACGCAACTTTTCGGTCTTTGGATCACCCGTCATTTTCTGAAACGCTGAGCTGAGCAGTGGGTACACCCCCATGGTGAGCGCAAACAACGCAGTCATGTTGCCCAGAGCCTCGAAGCGCTCCTTGCCTGTTCCCTTGAGCGCATCGCGAGCCATATTAGAGTACGACTTCCACATACCATAGTGATAGCGGCCAAAAATAGAGAACGCAGGGTCCTGCATGACCTGCGAGAACATCCGCTTGCCCATAATCTCGGTGGGTATGCGGTAGTTGGGGATGTGCTTCTCCGCCTCCTTGATCGCGTGTTGCAGGCTCATCCCCTTACGCTCCAGCTCAAAAACCCGTTGGGCCATGAGCGCGTCGGAGAACCACCACAGGGACCGGCGCGACCCTTCGTAGAGTAAGCGAGAGAGCTCAGCAGGCGCCTTCAAACCCATGTTGCGGGCGATCTGCTCCCATTGGCGCGGGTTGCGCTCGATCTCCGTGCCCATCTTCTTGAACATCTCATTGAAAAAATCCCGGTTGCGCACGCCACCAAATATCTGGGCAGAACCTCCCTTGAGCAACCGACGATAATCTGAATTTTGCGTGGTTACCGCCCGCATGGCGCGCGCACCGTCCTGGAACAGGCTCTTCATGCCCGAAGGACGTAGCCAGTCCCATCCTCGTCCCACTGCCCAGTGGGCCAGAACGTTCTCCATATGCGGCGTTGGGTTCCAGAAAATGGACGAGGTCGCGAACTGATTCACCTTGCGCAAGCCGTCGAGCGAGTCGCCACCGAACCCACCCTTGTAGAAATCATCGAACGCAGCGCGCAGCTTGGGATCGAGATAATGCCCCTTGAGCTGAGGAAGCTCGGATTCCTTCCACCCCTTGGCAAAAGCAGCGTTCCTGTCGGTTGTGGAGAATTTCAAAAAGTCCGGGTTTTTCTTGAGCGCATCAAGATACTCGACATTGCGCTCAACAGCACGCATGCGAGTCAGCGCATCGGCCGTATTACCAAACGCATTCTTGACGTACTGCGTGGGGGTGGCTGCTTCGATTTCTTTCGTCGTCGCCTGCTCGACCTTGAACGTCTTCTTGCCAAGCGTGAATTCGCTTCCCGGTGTCAACTTCTCGGCAATAGGGAGAGGTGTCGCCTTCTTGCCATGCCACACAGCTGTGCCCGCCTCGCTGGAAGAGATGACCGCACGGCGACCAGTGACAGGATCGACCAGGGCAAAATAGGTGCGCTCCTGGAGCGGAGCATCGGACTGCCGCAATCCCCTGCCAGTCGTGCCCATGATGGGATCAGCGGCCGCTGACCCTTCCATGACACGCGGATCGGCTACCGGACCTTTACCTTTGGCTATACGATGCACGTAGTTAGGATCGATCGGCAAGTCTTCGGGCTTGTAGCCATAGCCGCGGAGCTTGTTGTATATGTTATCAATCTCTAAGCGCATGGGCGCTACATATTTATCGTAGAACCCTTTTTCGGCAGAGGACAAAACACCTTCGCTCTTTACAGGCTTAAGTCCTTTGACAACATTTTCAGGCGCTTCGAAAGCCACATACGGCGCCTTCATGCTCGTTCCTGTGTCGTCAAAGCTTTTTTTCAAATATGGGCTATTTTCAGGAATATCAACATATTGCGTTTTACCCCCTCCCTTGACAGCGTACCCTTCAGCATATGCCTGGTCAGGACTAAGCCAACGCTTGCCTCCTGCGTAATCGGATCCCCCGTGATAAAACCTGACAAAACCTGGCTTGACAGGAGGAGGTTCGGTAGAAACCCCAATTTTACCTTCCTCCATTGCGTGGTAAATGCGTTCCTGCACCTGCGGATTCTTAAATTCAGGCGGAACGTTCCTGATGTTCTCAAAAATCTCGGCTTTATCGGCTACAGCCGATTGGCGAATGCGGTGGAGATCGTCGGCAGTCGCCTGGACAAGCTCTTTGGGAGCCGTTCCGGCACGATATTCTCGCGCAGCAGCCAGTCCTTCCTTGACCGATTTGGCGGCGCCACCGAGCAGCTTCAAGCCAGGAGTGGGACCTACGATATCCGTAGGCAGCTCGGTTATTTTTTTTGGGATGCCGGTTTTTTCCTCAACTGGCTCGCTCACAGTAGCGCGGTAAGTCCCTTTTACCGGCGATCCGATTATTTCGTTGAACGCCACAAGCAAATCACTAGCCGCAAGCCCGGGGGCAGACACGCCTTCACGTATGCGTTGAAGGGGTGTTTTGAATTGCTCGCCTTCCCTGCGAGTGACGAGCCCGGAGAGCGTAGCCGATGGACCCTTGAACGGCTCGGTAAACCGTCCCGGCGCCTCGCCAAGCTCGTGCAAGCCTTCCCTGGCCACTTCAGCAATCTTGCCGGGAGCTTTCCCGATACGACCGGGCTCTGCATATTGTGCAATAAACGCAAGAGGAGCCAAAGGCCCAGCCGCTAGGGTTCCGGCACCTTTAATAATATCTGTTGCAGAGATGCCTGGACGTGCTCCCAAGGGCTGCGCTTCACCTGCTATCGACAACGGTTGCGGCTTGCCGGCAATGGCCAGCGGCTGCGCTTCTCCCGCTACCGACAACGGTTGTGGCTCGCCGGCAATAGCCAAGGGAGCCGCTTGCGCCTCGTCGCCTCCCATGGCGAGAGCGCCGGCGGCTGCGCCTCCTGCTGCTGCCTTGGGAGCTTGCTTCTGCATCCATAGCACATACATAGGGGTACCTTTAAAATCGGTACCTCCTGCTTTGATAGCCGGAGTTATCGCTTGTGGGTTATTTATTCCGGATAAAGTTGCTCCCGGCTGTAGATGAATATTGTGTAGGGCCCTGTTCAATTGCTGCTCAGGTACATCTTTCAATAAATCTCTTATATCTTTCAAATAAACCGGTTGATTGTATTGCCCCCTGGTCAAGGTGCTGTAAGCTTCACGGACCCTGCTTTCTACGTCCATTACTGAAGCTGGCGTAAGCGTTCCTTTTGGCGCTACTCCTCTTTGAAATTCCTCCACCATTCGTGAGATACCTTCACGTCCGGCTCCTGCGGCGCGGGCAGCTTTCAATTGCTCATACTGCGCTTCCGTAACCTTGAACTCAACTCCTGCCATCTTCCCACTGATAGTAGGTATCTTAGGGAGAGCTTGCGCCTCGTCACCTCCCATGGCGAGAGCACCGGCGGCGGCTCCTCCGGCAAGCGCACCGGCCAGATGCGCTTTGCCACTCTGGCGAGGATTAAACTTGGCAAATTGCGAGCGAGCCTGCGAGGGATCAAGCGTGATGTACGAAATAGAGCCTGGGTCTTCATGCTCATTTACATATTTAATACTATCATACCCCTTGCTTTTGATAAGATCACGCAATCCTTGCATGCCTTTCTTTGCGGCAGCTTCCACTTCCGCTCTATCCCACTTCAAAGCGTGCTTCAGAGCCCCTTCTATTTTCTCTGCCTCCCACGTTCCCATATCCCATAATTCAAGTGGGTTATTGGCTTGCAGCTTGACAGGATAAGTACGCGGACGCTCTCCTCTACTAGAAACTGCTTCCAAGCGCGCACTAGAAGCTTGCTTAGTCCCAAAATGCATTCCTATATCTTCATTAGTAAGCCTGAACTCCTCGAATGGCACGTCAGTTGGCGTGCTATGATAAGCTTCGACGTTATAGCCTTGCTCTTTTGCCCGCTCCGCTCTTACTTTTTCACTTGGCATAAGCTTGGTGCGCGAGCGTTCAATGAACTGCGCAGCAGCACGCTCTATACCCTTTGCCGGAGAAGACTTTTCTTTAGTTAATTCTAATTCAGGTGTAGCAAATGCCTTGGTAGTGAATCCCTTGTATTTTGGCGCTGGAGCATCCCACAATTTCTCACCAAGCAGGGGCTGCGCTTCACCCGCTATGGACAAAGGAGATGCTGCTTCTTTCAAAGGCTTGAGCGTTCCTGATACCGACTTGAATCCTTTCGGCGATAAAAGTCCCAAGAACTCCTCAACCAGGGAAACCGGAGAGGCCATGTCACCGCACTCTCTCAGGCTTACCGTTCTTAATTGTCCACCACGAACCATCCGTCATCGGCGTCTCGAAGCCTTCCTTGAGCTTGGACACGATGTCAGGCGGCAACGCTGCTTGCAGAGCTTGGCTGGGAGGTGCAGCCGGATCGCTACCGGGAGCGTTGGTAACGCCACTGGCGGGGGGCACACGCCCTTCTGTCTTGGGT